TTCCGGCTGCACCCGGCTCTGTTTATTGAATATGCAAGATGAGCATCCACCACGGAGACCATCATTGCAGGTACGACATCTTTTTGTTTCAGTGTGATAAAGCTGGTGGGCCATATCACGAGGGACGATTACCGGCATCGGCACCCGAATTACCAGAGAGCGCAGACGTTCGATTTCCACTGCATGCTCCAGCGCGATCTCTTTCCAGTCGATATAGCGTGAATCCTCGTAATGCCTATCCGCGATATCCCGGCCAGCGGCACGGCGAACCATGCCAGGATTTTCAGGGTCAGCCTCATAACCATCACAGGCATACACAGTTGGTTCACCACCGCCACACCGCTGGATTGATAGCTCTCCACCGCAGACGCTGCATTTTGGAATTTGTGGTGGTGTATAACGTTTCCGCAATTCCGCTCGCGTTTGTTCGTCCACTGTCTGCTTATTCGTTGTCATGCTCATGATGCTGCTCCCTCGCGCATGCTCTTCGCCAACCATTCCAGCGCCATTACAGGCACGCCGATCCGACCTGTGCCTTCGAACTTTTTGTGCAGATGAGCAATCGCCGCATCCACGCCGCTGGCATGCACTTCAGCCAGGAAAGCGTCGGTCTCCTTGAATGGGTTTTCTGCTTCAACATCGCGTGACACGTAGGCATTGATTTCGGACACGTAATCCATAGGAACTCCTGCGTACAGGTACTCGTCATGGTTAACGTATTCATCATGGTTCTCGCTGATGTCAGTCAGGAGGCGTAGCATCTGACCATTCTCCGCAGCCAGCTTATCAACCTTCATCTGGAGATTTTCGGAGGTCGCATCAGCTGACCGAAACTCACGCTGAGAATCAGCAAGCTTGGAACGGGTATCACGAATTTCCATGACAGCAATTTGTACTGCATGGAAAAACATCGCGGCCCCACGATCCTTAGCCACTTCAGCAGCGCGCTGCATGTTGACGGCAACAGTCATCAGTTCATCCAACTGTTCGCCGGTCATTGGTTTATTGGTTGTTGTCATGATGATTTTCCTGCTGAAGTTTGTGTTGTTTAACAAAGTGGGCCACAGCCTTTGACTGGCTGGTGACGATCCCGTTGAGGGTGACGCTCTTGCCGCGATAAATTGGCGCTGTGCCGATTTCTACTCCGTCGAGGTTCACGTGAAGAATTTTGCCGCGAACCTCAGTGGAGGGGATTGGCTGTGACAAGCGATACGCTTCACGCGCCTCAGCAATAGCTTTGTGCTCGTCGATAATCGCCAGAGCTTCAGCAAGCGCAGCACCTTCAAGAGTGAAAACACCTTCGTCACTGATCGCTGCCTGAGCCATTAGCTCGACGAACCGGCGCGCGCTCTTGATGCTCAGTTCCGGTGCGATAGAGCTACGGGTAACTTTTGCTTTCCCCTGCGCAGCGGCAACTGCTTTGTCGTGCTGGAGAACCTGGCCAGCCTGTTCGCCATACTCACGAACGCGGTCAACAGCAACGTCAACAGAGACAGCACCAGATTTAACTTCCTGCTGCACGTCATGGTTCGCTGTACTGAGGGTTAGCAACTTCTCGACGGTGGCCACTGACTTATTGACCAGCTTTGCTATCTCGCTGGTGGTCTGGTTGAACGCGTTGTGCAGCTCCTGAATGACTGCTGCCTGTTCCATGTCTGAAAGGGGGAGCTGGTTATTGCTGGTCATGATGCGCGCCAGACGCTGCACATCGTTACCGTTGAAAGGCATGATGTGAATGCGGTCTACTGGCTTACCAGCTTCAGCACAGCGAGCAAAGCAGCTACGGCGGCGGTGGCCTTCAACAACCCATACACCACCTTCATCGCGTGCGATAACTTCAAGCGGGGGAACTGCACCGCCATTCATCAGATACTGGAACAGGTCATCGTCGGCCAGGCGGGTGCGCTCATCATCGTCATGGCGCTTATTGAAACCTTCACGAACGTGAATATCGTCCAGGCTGATAAACATCCCGGTATCGGTGCGTTTAATCAGACCAGACTTGGTCATCTGCTTAAATGAGTTAGCCATTGATGACAGCTCCAGTACGGAGATTATTAGAGTGGTTTTGGAGAACGTTAATCACAGCTCCAACGCCAGTGGCCTGGTCATTCATAAGCGTTCTGACCAATTGGATTGCGAATTCAATGTTGTCTGACGCCATTTCACGTGCAACAGCATTTGTTGCTGTGATTGGAAGGTTAAGAGCGTCGCCAATAGCTTTGGAGATATCTTTACTGCCACCTGAATGGAAGGCATCCTGGATGCTCTGAACGCCAAATTTAATGGCGCTATTTTCCTTCGCAAGTGCTTCACGTTGTTGCATCGACTCGCACAGTGCAACGCTGGTGTAATCCAGACGGGTAGCCAGTTCATGCATCAACTGAGCTGATGCAACAGGCAGGTACTTAGCAGCGGTACGAGCAGCATCGATCAGTTGCTCGCGGGTCATACGTGGTTTTAACTCGGTGACGTTCTGTGTGTTCGTCATGGATAGTTTCTCCGTGTAATATGCGCTCTGCACAGCGCGAAAACTCAAAAATATAATTAAAGATTTTGTATTCATTTCCGATTATATTTTTGTGCTCTCTCATTCTTTAAATTAACAATAAATGGTCAACACAATGTCTAAAAAAAGACTAGAAGTTCCTTTTGAAGGGAATGATCAATACTATGAAGGCATACGTGGCCTTATGATCAGTTCTATATGTTCAGTGTTTGGCGTTATCCTTTACGCTGGATTGTTAGGTAAATTAACATTGAGAAATTTCAGCCTTGATACAATGATTGCGTTACTTGGCTGGGCATTCGTATGTTTTGTCATATGGATAGTGTCCTTCAAAAGAACCAATAGGGTACTGATTTCCTTTTCAGATCCAACACCTCGCCCAAGAGTAGCTGCGTTTTTATTGATTCTCTTATACATAGTTATTGGTACCTTTTGTGCTCTCCTATTTGATGCATTAACGATGTTAGATAACCCGTTGACAACAGTTGATGACTTTTGGAAAACTTTTAAAGCATTTCTTATTACCGCAGGATGTATGTTCGTCTTCCTGTTTGGGTTTGGTAATTACGCTGTCAATAAAGTTTCTCCCTTAAATGCTTCAGAATAGTTTTTAAGATCGTAGCGTCCTATCGGACGCTTTTATTATACCTATTACAGTCTCGTCTCTTCCGAGGTGTCACACCGGATCGCCACGTTGGTGAAGCGTCTCAGACTGTCGTGCATATCTGGCTTGCACATTCTGGTTACCCGGTGTAGGTACTGCCAACAAGGAATCCACCGGACCACTGCGACACATGTGCCATATGCCGAACTTCTAATCTACCGATGGTCTTAAACATCATCACCCCGGCGCATAGTGAGTATCACCATTAGTGATTGCATGGTCAACACCTATAGTGATAATAATATAACCGATAGTGTTAACTTGATGATAATTAAGGTGAAAAAAGATGAAAAAAAAGGAGCCGATTGGCTCCTTATTCGAAGATGTTTTCAGGCCATTGGGCCTTTACTACTTTTCCTATTATTCGGCAATTTTCACTACATTCAATGGCTTGATATCGAGGGCTAGGGTTAAGTGGCTCAAGCCAGGGCTTGCCATCTTCCCTGACAAATCTTTTAAAAGTAACTTCTGAATCATTAAAGATTCCTGCTACGCAAAAATCGCCAGCCTCAACATCCTGCTCAGGGTCAATAAGAATCAGCATTCCTTCTGGGAAACTTGGCTTTACGCCCGGTGGAGCTGTCATTGAATGACCAGATACTTCCAGCCAGAAAGCTGAATCGCTAGCTTTAACAGTGGTAGAAACCCAATCCTTCGCGTCTCTCTCTGTGTAGGAACTAACAGGACTGAAGGAGCCAGCCTGCACCTCCGTTAAAAGCGGATACTCGTAAACGGATGAGTGGTTTCTTCCATTTGCGATTGCTTCAAACATCTCGGCGATCTCAGTCGCAAGAGAAGGGCTAAAGTCATCAACTTTTACTCCCAAAATTTTGGCGAACTGCGCAGCATGTGTTGCATTGATGGCATTTGTTCCATTCAGCAGCTGAGCCACACCGCTCTGACCCATCCCCATTTTCTCGGCCAAAGTTTCCTGAGAGAGGCCCAGTGTTTTCTTCTTAGCCTCAAAAATAGCTTTTAGCCTGCTGGCATCTGCCAGTTGTTCTGTGGTCAATGGTTTCTTTTTCATACACATAATTTATCACCGCAAGGCATAATCACCAATCACCGCTAGTGTTGACATGTTTATCACTAACAGTGATACTTCTTATGTGCAAACCATGAGGACAACAGATGAAGATTATTCCGCTCTCTGATTATGTTCTGGCTAATGGCCAGGCAAAAACAGCTGAGGCATTGGGGATTTATCAGAGTGCAATTAGCAAGGCTCTGAAGCATAAGCGAAGGGTAAATATTTTGGTCAGTGAGAACGGGAATATTGAAGCCGAAGAGATTCGTTCTTTCCCGAGCAAAGCCAAAATTGATAGCCCCGATGCTGTTCCTAAACCTTAAACCACCTTCAGTTGATAAATAACTACCAAAGGAAAAACAACATGGTAGAGCCAAGTTTGAAAGAAGTAGTTAAGGCTATGTGCAAAGCGTATCCGGGGGGCCGTGAGGCTATGGCTGGTGCAATTGGCATGTCCGTGACTGAGTTCAACAACAATCTGTATGAGAAGAATGGCTGCCGGTTCTTTGAAGTGAATGAACTGGAAGCGATGGAAGATATTTCAAATACATCTCTCCTGGCTGATTACTTCGCCCAGCGTCGCGGTGCTTTGCTGGTGGACATCCCGCTCTTGGAAGATTTAGACCGTGTTGACCTGTTCTCCCGAGCAATGAGAACAGCAGCTGCGCGAGGAAGAGTTGACCAAATTATTCAGAAGGCGCTGGAAGATGGGGTTATTGAAAAGCATGAAGCCGAAGAAATTCACGAATATCACCGCCGTCACCTTGCTGCGCGGGAAGAAGAGATCCGAGCGATTATCGCGTTGTTCAGCCGTAAGAAGTGCCAAAAATAGTGACGCCCGCGAGTGTGCAGCTCCGGGCGTCGTGGCGTGTCGTATCAGTGGAGAAACTAAACGCATGAACAGTTTAAACCGAATGAGACCAGCTAAGCAATTCCGATGCCTTCCGCTGGTGGGTAAAGACTCTCACTTCGGCTATGTCGAAATAGTACGTGGAGAGGACGGGAGCCACAACTACCAGGCATGTGCAGGTGTGGTAGGGACATTTGCTCAGATGAACGAGAAGGGGCGCGAGGAATGGCTGAAGTTAACCGGCAATTCAGAGACCACCGAGGTATCCC